TCAACGTATCCGATCACCGGCACCGTCAATCTGGTGGTCACATGACGCAGATCCGAGGCACTAACGTACTCTCCCCTGTCGTGCCTTTTGACACGACGGACACGCACGCCTCGCACGAGGCCCGCTATGGCAAGGGTGGCTACCGCAGCGTTGCCGACATCGCCGAGCGTGACGCGATCCCGCAGCTGCGGCGCGAAGCGGGAATGCTGGTCTGCGTGTTGACGGACGGCAAGGTCTGGCGGCTTGCGAGTGATCTCGCAACGTGGTCTGAGATTGGCCTTGCTGGTCCGCAGGGGCCGCAAGGCGTGCCCGGTGTGGCTGGCCCTCAAGGCCCATCCGGTGTAGCCGGTGCGCGAGGCGAAGTCGGAGCGACCGGGCCGCAGGGTGTGGCTGGCGTGCCGGGACCGCAAGGCATCCCCGGCGTCGCCGGCCCAGAAGGAGCCAAGGGCGACACTGGACTGACAGGACCGCAGGGGCCGCAAGGCGTGGCTGGTGCCGCCGGAGCTCAGGGGCCAGCAGGGCCGCAAGGCGTTGCGGGAGCGACGGGCGCGACTGGGCCGCAGGGAATTCCCGGTGTCGCGGGCGCGAAGGGCGACTCTGGCGATGTCGGCCCGCAAGGCATCCAAGGCATAGCGGGTGCCGCCGGCCCAGCGGGCGCGGCGGGGGCAACTGGGCCGCAAGGCCCGCAAGCCTCCCTCGTCTATTCGTCTATCGCCGACTTTCCTGCGACCGGGTCATCGACCGCACTCTACCTAGCCGAGGACACATCGCGGCTCTACCAGTGGGAATCGCCGGTCTACGTTGAAGTTGGGACATCAGGCGGCGGGATCGCCACGACATCGGCTTCAGACCTGACGTCTGGCACGCTGCCAGACGGTCGTCTGTCAGCAAACATCGCCACACACGCCACACTGGCAGCGGCGGCAAACCAGAATTCGTCCGCGCTAGACATATTCCCACGCGGCGAGGCCAACGCGGCAGGTGCGAGCCCAGCGTCTGGCTTTATGTGGATGACGTTTTTCACGCCGGCTGTAACGATCACAGTGTCGTCAATCACAATGTGCAGCGGAAACGCGACTGCTGCCTCTGGCTTAACGCTAGCGCGAATGGGGCTTTACACGTTTGACGAAAGCACGGCCACGCTAGTGGCACGCACGGCATCAGACACAACTCTCTTTGCATCGCTACTTACGGCATACCAGAGATCATTCGCCACGGCAGGCGGCTTTCCTGCTTCATACACGCTCACTGCAGGAACCCGCTACGGCGCTGCCGTTGTGGTTGTTGGATCAACCATCCCGAATATCTTGGGTCGGACTGTCGGCGTGGGAGCGTCCGGGCTGAGTCCGCGAATGTCCGGCAGTCTGTCGAGTCAGAGCGATCTGCCAACCACCGCGACGATCAGCACTAGTCAGCAGACGCAGCCATTTGCGAGGCTCTCATGATCGTCATCACCACCTACATCGGCATCATTGACGGACTGCACACCTACGAGGTGCGCGACTCCGATACCGGCGAGATCGTCGGCTACAACCGCTCGCCGTATCCCCCCTGCCCCGGCGAAGGCTGGGTGCTTGACGAGGCTAACTGCGTGTGGGTCAAGGCATAGCCGGTCACTGTGCTGCCGGTCGCCGTGACAATGCCAGCCACGAGGTGCCGAGATGGCGAACACGTTTTCATTACTGCCAGGCCAACTTGACGTCACTTTCGTGGTGGGCGACGAAGTCAACGTCGCCATCAACCTGGGCGTGAACATCACCGGCTACACGCTGCAGTCATCTGTTTACGTGGCGTCCTCGTCGGGGTTTGCTGGCGGTGGTGGCGGAACCGTCACGACTGTCGGAGCTACTGCGGCGACGCCTTCTATCCAGGTCGTGACAGGAAGCACCGGGGCGATCATCTGGTCGTTGACCGAGACGCAGACGGCAGCCCTGTCGCCAGGCGTCACGTACCGCTGGTATCTCCGCTGGATCACTCCTAGTACCTCGATGACGAGGACGATCTTGGCTGGCGCTTGCATCCCGAGGGCACCCGGCGCATGAGTGAGATTTCTGTCACAGTCGTCGGCTCGACGACGGTCAATCCGACAGTCGGAAACGGTGACACGGTAAACGTGACCTTCTCGGCTGCTGGCGAGCGTGGGCCGCGTGGCGATACCGGCGCTGCTGGTCCTGCCAACTCTCTCAAAATCGGCACTGTCGTCACCGGCTCGGACGCTGCCGCAACTATCACGGGAACATCACCCAGCCAGACGCTTTCTCTTGTCCTGCCGCAGGGTGCCACGGGAGTGCAAGGCCCGCAGGGCGACGTCGGGCCTACTGGCCCTGCCAATAGCCTGTCTATCGGCACGGTGACAAAGGGCGACGACCCTGCTGCAACGATCACCGGCACGGCCCCCAATCAAGTGCTTTCCTTGACGTTGCCGAAGGGAGACGCCGGGCCGACCGGCGCGGCTGGCCCGGCGACAGTCGTCCAAGTGGGCACCGTGACAACGGCGGCCTCGTCTGCGAATGCTGCCATCACCACGGTCACGAAGGATAACACGGTCACGCTCAACTTCTCGATTCCGCGAGGGGCAGACGGCACGTCAAACCTCGCTGACGAGACTCCGCAGCAGCTCGGTGTAGCGAGCGCAGGGTCTGCCACTAGAGCGGCCAGGGCTGACCACGTCCATGCCACTCCCACGATCTCATACGCCAGCCTTACGGGCACGCCGACGAGTTTCCCGCCTGCGTCCCATTCGCATGCCATCGGCGACGTGACAAACCTCCAGGCGGTTCTGGACGCTAAGCAGGCGGCTGGCAACTACGCCACGCTTGTGGGCGGCACGATACCTTCGAGCCAGTTGCCCTCGTTCGTGGACGACGTCACAGAATACAACAATCTCGCAGCGTTCCCGGCGACCGGCGAGGCCGGCAAGCTGTTTGTGGCGATTGATACCCGCAAGCTGTATCGGTGGAGCGGCTCGACATACGTTGAGATTGCAGGCTCACCCGGCAGCACTGACAGCGTGCCAGAGGGAAGCGTCAACAAATACTTCACTGACGCTCGCGCTGCCGCAGCTGCTCCTGTCCAGAGCGTAAACGGTAAAACGGGTGCTGTAACCATCGAGGCTGGTGGCATCGCCTGGTCTACGGTGCCGGCGTCGCCAACGACGACGACTAAGGCTGGGGCTCTTAGCTACGACGACAACTATCTCTACGTTGCAAATGCAACGAACCAGTGGCGTCGGACGTTTATTGAGGACTGGACGACGCCGACGATCTCAATCTCGGTGCAGCCGAGCAGCCAGACGGCTGTCAACGGCACGGCGACTTTCACGGTCACAGCGTCTGCCACGCAGAATGCTGAGTTGGTGTATCAGTGGCAGCGTCAGGCAGGTGGGGCGGGTTCGTGGCTGAACATCGCCGCAGGACTCTCGGCCACGCTCTCGCTCGAATCGCTCTCATTCGCTGCGAACAACGGCGACAACTATCGCGTCGTCATCACCAGCGGCTCGGCGGGCACGGGTGGCACTGAAGTGAACGGCTGGTATCCGGCTGTGGTGGTTGAGCTAACGCCGACTGCCACGATCACCAGCGGCGAGGCCACGCTGACGATCTCTGCCTCAATCTCGATCATCGCTCAACCGCAGAACGTATCGCTGACCAACGGCACATCGGCATCGTTCAGCGTGTCGGCAACGACTCCTGGTTCTGGTCTTGCCTACCAGTGGCAGTCCTCGCCTGACGGCACGAACTGGACGAACGTCAGTGGAGCCACGTCCGCGAGCTTGGCCGTGTCCGGCATTACAGAGACGGGATACAGCGGCCTCCGATACCGCTGCGTAGTGTCGTCGAGCGGATACCCTGACGCCGCGAGCAACGCCGCCACGCTGACTGTGGCACCGATCAGCGTCACGACGCAGCCAGCCAGCCAGACAGGGCAGCCCGTGGCTGGCACGACGCCAAATTACTCGGCCTCGTTTACCTCGGCGGCCTCGTCGCCAGCAGGAGCACCGACTATTCAGTGGGAGGTCTCGACGGACGGCGGCACGAGTTTCTCCGACTTGAGCGGTCAGACGAACTCGTCGCTCGCGTTGACTGGCCTGACTAGCAGCGACACGGGCAAGCGTTACCGAGCGAAGTTCCAGAGGAGCGGATGGAACACGGTGCGGTCGAGTGCGGCAACGCTGACAGTGCCTACCGACGTGATCACGGTCACGAAGCAGCCGAGCAATACGACGGCGAGCGTGTCGCAGTTTTCTTCCACGGCTGCAACCTTGCCAAGCGGGGCGTGGAACGACGTGAGTTACCTTAACGGCAAATGGTTTGCCACGCCAGTTGATCAACTTGGCGGCGACTACATCGCCACAAGCGACAACGGAGTGACGTGGACGAAGCGTATCGCGGCGTTGCCGTATGCCGGAAGGTGGTCGAAGGTGTTGTACGGCAACGGGGTCTACCTGACATTCCTCGTCTCAGGAACCGTTGCTGGAACATGGGCGGCGACAAGTAGCGACGGCGTAACGTGGACGGCGAGGCAGGCCAGCAGCACGTCTAACGTGGCCCTGTACGGCCATTCGTTTCTCGCTGGAGGAGGCGGCTGGTTTTTTGCGACGCAAGGATCAGAAGGTTCGGTCGTGAGGTGGGTGCAGTCGCAGGATGGAGTTAACTGGACAACGGGCGGCCACTCAGTTGGCTACTTCGACAGAGTAGTTTCAAGCGAAAACGGTGCGCAACTTATTGGTTATTCAACGCAGACCAGCGTAGCTTATCTCGCTAGCGTAAGTGGTTCGGGAGTCGGGCAGTTCTCGTCAGTGGGCAGCCCGCTCAACCAGAACCTTGGCGTAGCGATGATCGTTCATGCGGGTGGGCATTTTATAGCATCCGGCTTTTCTGGTGGTACATTTGTTGTTTCCAAATACAGCGGATCAGGGTCGTCGTGGTCATCGTTTCAGTCGTCTTTTTCAATCTTTTCAATCGCATACCGAAATAGTCGATACGTCGCGGCAACTCAATTTGGTATCGCATCTAGCAATGATGGACTGAACTGGGTTCTGAGGCAGAGCGGCAGCGGGAGCGGGCTTGATTGGGTAGTGGCAACGTCGTCTGGGTTTGCAGGGTCAATCAACAGCCTGCTCTACACGTCACCAGACGGCCTGACGTGGACGCAGCGACTTGTTGCTGGCTACCTGCCGCTAATCGCTGGCGACAAAGTGTACGTCTCGATCAACTCATCCTCCCGTCAGTCTGGCACCATCATCACGCCAGGCGGGCTTGTCTCTGCCACCTTCTCCTCTACCGCCACGACGACCTTCGGATCGCCCTCAATCCAGTGGCAGCAGTCGTCTGACGGTGGCGCGACTTGGTCGAACATCGACGCGGCCACGTCTAGCTCGCTATCGCTGACGCCCGTTTCTGCCGATAGCGGCAAGCGATTCCGCGCCGTCTACAGCAAGGACTTGTACGCGACCGTGAATAGTAACCCCGCAACGCTCACGGTGCCTTGATGCCAAAAATCGTCAAAATCAAACGCTCAAACACAGCAGGCTCAACGCCAAGCGTGAGCTACGGGGAGTTAGCGTACAACGCTGCCGACAATCGTTTGTTTGTAGGCAATGCGGCGAACGTCGCTACCGTCGTTGGCTCTGGTGGCGGTGGTGGTGGTGGCTCTGCGAACATCGTCGAGGCCGATACGGCTGCTGGATTCCCAGCCACTGGGGCCAGCAACACGATTTACATCAGCCGTGACCAGAGCCGTGTGTTTCGCTTCGATGCGTCTGGCGTCTATGTCGAACTCGGGCCGCAGTAAATAGAGGTAGATAATGCCACTCTCATTCCCAGCATCACCGGCAATCGGCGCAACCAGCACGCAGAACGGGCGCACGTATTCATGGAGCGGCTATGCGTGGGAACTCGTCGCGCCGAGCGGCGGCCTGTCATGGTCGAGCGTGCCAGCGTCAGCGACGGCGAGCGGAACCGCTGGGCAGATAGCCTATGACGGTTCGTACTTCTATGTCGCGTCGGCTACTAACACTTGGGTTCGTGCGGCACTCTCGACGTGGACAGTGCCAGTCATCACAATCTCGTCGCAGCCGTCCGCACAAACTGCAAGCAGCGGGGCGGCAACCTTCTCGGTAACCGCAAGCGTGACGTCTGGTTCTGTGACGTATCAGTGGGAGCGGCAGGCTCTCGGAACCGGCTCGTACTCGGCTATTTCCGGTGCGACAAGTGCAACGCTCTCGCTCACTGGACTCACGAACTCAGCGAACAACGCCGACAACTACCGGGTAGTCGTGTCTGCGACTGGTGCGACGAGCGTGACGAGCAATGCGGCAGCGTTGACGGTTGCCGCATCGGCTGCGTTGCTCACCATTGCCAGAGACAACGGCACTAGCACATTCACTGGAAGCGGCACCACGGCAAGTCCGTACACGCGAGCCGCGAGCGTAGCTCTTGATGCCGCAGATGGCCTGAGCCGCTACAGCTGGACAGCCAATGCGTCAGCGACTGTGACCCTAGTCTTTAGCTATCGAGACGATGATGGCGCCGGTGAGGCATACAAGATCACTAGAACACGAAGCGGTTCGACTACCGATGTGGCCGTAGGCACAGATGGCACCGGAATCAGCGCGGCAGTGTCTGTGATCTCGGGCGACGTAATACGATTCTCGTCGTCAGGTTACCCACCTGCCCAATTCTTCTCGAACGTGAGCGTGTCCGCAGCATGAGCAGCAATCTCCGCCGAATCGCTGACAGTCTCGCTACCGGACTCCAGTCCGTGTCGTGGGGCATCGCGTCCACGATCGTGCAGCGGAAGAACTGGGCGAGCGTTGACGTTGACACCATGAGCGTGCCGCACGTGTTCGTCGTTCCAGGCAATGCGGACGTTACACGTATCAGCCGGCAGATGATGCAGATCGACTACACGGTGACGGTGTTCGTTGGCCGGCACGTCACGACTGACGGCGACGTTGACGCCATGCTCGATCTCGCAGACAGCGTCATGCTCTACGTGCGTGCCCACTCGTTCGGCTCAACCATCACCTGGCCGGCAGGCGTCACGAGTCCGCAGACGGTGACAATTGACTTGAATCCAGACGACGCATTGACTGAGCGGAACGTCTGGCGGGCTGTCATCACGGCTACCTACCGGGTCTTTGAGACAAACGTGCTGCCGCCACCCACTGTCTAGGAGGCTGCTATGCCGTCGATGCTTTCTGGCATGAGCAGGGCGTTCATCCGTCCCGGCATGATTGGCGGAAATCGCCGCGAGATGTCGTCCGCGACGCTTGGAAGGCTGCAGCTGCGGGCGAGCATAAAAGGAAGTTTCTTTGACCGTCCGAAGGTGGCTCGGATGATCGGCAAGATGAATGCCAAGGTCTTGTCGAACCTTGGGCTCAACATCAAGAATGCTGCAAAGGCTGGAATCGGTCGAGGGATGGGCAAGATCAGCGGAGCGGCAAAACGGCGTGCCGGAAGAGGTAAGCCGGTGGAGTTCGTCGGTGGTTTGTACCTCGACATCACGGCGTACGGGTCTGGAACTCCTCGGGCTGCCGGCCAGCCGATTAAGTCGTGGGCACCTAAGAAATGGTTCTACTACGACATCATGGACTTCTACGATGCGGCCCGAGGAACTGCGGTTATCGGGACGCTCAAGACAAAGCCGTGGCTGGCCCAGCTGCACCAGATGGGCGGCACGGTAAAGCAGACCGCGTGGCGTATCGGAGTTGGGTCTGCACGAAATGCCTACCTCCGGAAGCGTGGGAACGGCAGACAAGGCCGAGACGAAAAGGGGCGATACACGAACGCACTGCCTCAGAAGAATCAGTACGAATACGGTGCTCTGCAGTGGGTCATCGACAAGGCCGGCTTCCGCTACAGCCGCAACTGGGAGAAGACGAGCATCACCCGAATGGCCCGCTACCCGGCTCGCCCGTACATGGCTGGATCTAAGCGGGTGGATGCCGCCGTGGCGAAGGCCAACGAGAAATGGCGGAACATGCTCGGCAGAAACTAGCGACGGCATACCCGGTCTAGTTTCAGTGCCTCTGCCCATACCGTGAGCGAACCAGCAGCACCGCTGGCACTCGCACACGAGGGCCTCTATGTCCACGGTTCTTCTCGGCAAGGACGCAGTCATTACGGGCGTGACTAACGCTCGCAGCGTCACCGTCAGCAGCTCGGCGTCGGAAATCGACGTTACGAAGTTCGGCGACACAGCCCGCAAGTTTCGCAAGGCGATGATTGAGCAGACGGTTGAGCTTGAGTGCGTGGACGACCCCGGCGTGACTATCGGCGGCACGTTCACGCTCGGCGGCACAACGACCGGCTCGGCCACATACGTTGTGACAAACATCACACGAGCCGACCCGCTCGACGGCATTCAGACGTTCACCGTGTCGGGATCTCGCACGGTTGCGGCTTCAAATCCCTAATCCACTTCATAGGACACAACTTAAATGTCAATCGCTCTTGGCAAAGACGGCACAGCGCCTCCGTTTGGTGCTGGAATTATTTCGGCGACGTTTACCGAGGAATGTGAAACGGTGGACATCACCAACCGTACCAATGCTGGCACGGGTGCAGGCCGCAAGGCTTTCTCGGCAGGGTTTGTCACTCGGACCTGGGAAGTCGAATGCCACAGCGCTACCGGCGTTATCGCCTCGCTTGAGGCTGCGGCACCGACGGGATACACGGTGATGTCAGTGACCGAGAATATCGGAGTCGAGGGGGCAATCACGTTCAGCCTGACAATAAAAGAGGCTTGACAACGTGGCGATCACGCTGGGGAAGGACTGCCGGATCACGCTTGATGGCGGAATCATCGCCAGCGCTCGCAACGTCACGTTGACCGAGTCGGCTCGCACTATTGACATCAATCCCTACGGCAGTCGTGAGTCCTCATCGTACAGCACGGGTTACGACTGCACGGTGTCGGTTGAACTCAACGACGCGGCAGATCTTGGGTCTGCGTTCACTCGCATGCACACAGGAACGCCGTTCATGGTTTCCGGAGGTGTCGGTGGCTTTTCGTTTCTCGCAGTGCTGACTGGCATCAGCGAGAGCGATCCGATTGACGGCGTGGTGACGTGCACGCTTGAGGCGAGGATGACTGATCGCAGACTGACGAGGGCATAACATGCGTGAGTTTAGAGATGACCAGGGCAGACCGTGGCAGGTGGCGTTGACCGTCGCCTCTGCGCTGCGTATCCGCGACAACGTCACGGTTGACGTAGTTGACGAGCAGACTGGTGATCGGAAGGCTGTGCCTTTCGATATGGTGGACGCTGCGAACATCTCGCAGACGTTCCAAGTCCTTCGCAGCCAGTACGCCAAGATCGGCGAGATCCTCTACGCACTGCTGACCAAGCAGGTCGAGGCAAAGTCGCTCTCTAAGGAAGACTTTCTCGACGGCCTGCGTGGTGATTCCTTGGATGCCGGCACCAAGGCTCTCGAGCAGGAGCTCGTCGATTTTTTCCCCCAGCGCCTTCGCAAGATGATCGGGCTTCTCGCGTCCAAGATGGACGAAGTGCAAAACGAGATGCTCGGCAGAGCGGAGGCGGGACTAGAGAAGGCGACGGTGGAGAGCCTGGCCGGAGCATCTGGGACGCCATCTGGGAAGCCGCAGGAATCCTCGGAGTCCATCCCGGCAAGTGGACCGTCAGACAACTGTTCGCAGCCCGCGATAGCCGCCTAGAGCACGACTGGTGGCACACGGCCAACATTCTGGCACAGCAAGCGAATATCAACAGAGACAAGAACTCACCGAAGGCAGACCCTCGCAAGCTCAATCCGTACGCAAAGAAACCGAAGCCGAGACAGGCGACGCCTGATGACCTGAAACGCCTCTTTGGGCAAGACTGGCAGAAGCACGTATGAGCGCAGGAGCAATCAGAGCCGGCGGCGTGTTTGTCGAGATCGGTGCCGATCCGAGGAAGTTTTTCTCGGCACTGACTAAGGTCAACAAGTCTCTCGGCAATATGGGCCGCTCGCTCGTCTCGGGTGGCGGACGGCTCGCAGCTGCTGGCATTGGCATGGCGGCACCGATTGCCGCTGCCGTGCAGCAGGGTGCTGCGTTTGAGTCAACGCTGCTCAACATTCGGGCGAGCACCGGGGCGACTGCGGCGCAGATTGACCAGATCAAGGCGTCGTCAATGGCGATGTCGCAGGCTCTTGGCGTCGGGCCGACCGAGGCTGCACAGGGCATGCTCGAACTGCTGAAGGCTGGCATGTCGCTTGATGCTGTCCTCAGCGGTGCCGGCAGGACAGCGATGGAGTTCGCCAAGGTTGGCGAGATGGACGTTGCCCAGGCGGCTGTAGTGATGTCGGACGCCATGAACGTGTTCAAGGTGTCGTCTGACGTCGCTGCCAATGCCTTGTCGTCTGCGGCGGACGCATCCAGCACCTCAATCGCTCAGATGTCGGAAGCGTTCTCGATGTCGTCTGCTGTCGCCGGCCTAGCGGGACAGAGCATTGAGGATCTGTCGGCCACGCTGGCGATACTCGCCAATAACGGAGTGAAGGGCAGCGACGCAGGCACTAGCGTCAAGACGATGCTCATGCGTCTGATGGCACCGGCGGACGACGCCGTGGGTGCGTTGAATCAAGTCGGGCTGTCGGTTGCGTCGTTCCGCGGCGCTGATGGGCAGATGAAGCCGATGGTAGAAATCATCGGCACGCTCAACCAGGCGATGGGTGGGCTTGACCAGACAGCAAAGGACGACATCTTCCGCCGCATCTTCGGTGCGGATGCCATTCGGGCCGCGTCGATTCTGGCGACTGCCGGCGTGGACGGATTTAACGGCATGCGGGATGCGATGTCATCCGCTCTGCCAGTCGGCGAGAAATACAAGATCCTGATGAGCGGCTTGGCTGGCTCGGCAGGAAGCGTGATGGCGGCACTGCAGCGGATGGCTATCGCCGTCTCTGACGCTGTGTCGCCGGCTCTGGCCAGCGTCGTGCCGTTCATCACGGGATTCATCGACGGGCTGACGAAGCTGGCGACCGACAATAAGGAAGCGGTCGTTCTGTTCGCTCAAGTTGCCGCAGCAGCCATCGGAATCGGTGCCGCAATGGTGACTGTCGGGTATGCGTTGCAGGGCTTGAGCGGCTCAATCGGTCTTGTCTTAAAGGGCTTTGGTCTCTTTTCTGCCCTTG